GGTTTCCTTTGCCTTGTCAATTCTTGAGCGCACCCACTCCGCCCCGCCAAGCCTTGCCAGCTTCTCGCGCTGCGCTGTCGTCACCCGCAGGGAGATCGTTACCGTCTCCTCTCCCTGCTTTACCGGCTTGCGCCCTTGGCCCCTTCCGGGGCCGCCCCTGGTCGCGGTCATGCGTCAAGCCCACGGTTACGAATGCGCAGAAGTGCAGTGCGCCGGCTGTACTCTTTTGCCGTCGGTTGTTCCATTTCGGCAGCAACAAGGCAAGCCCTGGCGCTGTCAAGTCTTTCCTTTGCCGCGAGGAATGCGGCTTCGCTAACGTTTTCCGCTGTGCGTTGCGCTGCAAGGGCTTGGCTGTAGTTACGTTCGGCTTGTTGGCGGTTCATTTTGGCTCTCCTGTTTGCGTTGTTGATATTGTTATTGTAGTGCGCAAACAAACATTGTCAAGGTTTATTTTGTGTTGCGTTATCAATCGCCAGAAACCTAACTAATCGTTCCAGCGGAGCCACGCGATAATGCCGCGTGTCCCGCTGAACTCAGCCGTTATGTGTCAAAGCAGCGCCTCCTGCACCGCCGCCGGTTTCTGTTCCGGTGGCAGCAGTTGGCCCTGCGCCTGTGCCCGCGAAATACGCTCGCAGGCCAAATCGAAATACTTGCGCTCGCGTTCAATCCCGGTGAAGGTCTTTCCCAGCATCGCGCAGGCAACCCCGGTCGTTCCGCTGCCCATGAACGGGTCGCAAACCGTCTCAGCGTTCGCCGCCTTGTCAATGCACCACACCATCAAGTCAATCGGCTTTTGTGTCGGGTGCTCTTTTCCTCCGTCCATGTTCATCGGGCGCTTGCGGAAAATCCTCGCCACCGCGTCAATGCTTGTCCAAGCCATCTCGCAGTCCGCAAAGTCGCGCCCGTCGTTCTGTTTGTCCCAAATCAGGAAGCACCGCGCCGGCCCCATCGTGTAGTAGTTGCCGCCCCACACAATCAAGTCTCGCGCCCAGTCGTGCAGCATCAGCATCAGCCATTGCGGCACCGGCTTGTCGTCCCAAGTCTCGCCGCCGTGGCCTCGGCTGGTCGCCAGTCGGTGGCTCTTGTTGATCCCAATGCCGTATGGTGGGTCAGTCAAAATCAGGTCGCTTTGCGGCAGCAAAGGCAATACCTCGCGGCAGTCCCCGTGTATCAAGCGGCAGTTGCCTATCGTGACTTCATCAAAGGCCATGCTGCCTCCTCGCGTTGCTGCATGAACGGGAGCAGAACTTCGCGTGTCCGTGCGCAATGTCGTGCGGCTTCCGCCAAAACTCCGTTCCGCAGTAGCACTTGAAGAAACTGCCTCGCTTGTGGGCGTCGCTGTTCTTCCTGCGGTGTTCATCTGATGGCACCAGACCATGCAGCCCGTCGCCGCCGTCAGTCAGGTTGAACAAATCCCATCCTGCGTTACGTCCATGCGCTATCCAGTGCCGTTCGCGCTCAGTCCAATTGATTGAATTCGCAGCCTCAAGAACTCGCATGTAAGCGCCGCACAGATTCACGCCATCAACGGCATTCATCCATCGCTGTACGGGAAGCCTGCGCTTGCGCCTTGCAAGTTGTTTGTGTTCTTTCAGGCGTTGCAGCAATGGCTTCGTGGTCTTGCCAACGTAGCGCGGCGCATTGGTCACGGGATCGCAAAGCGCGTATATCCAGACCAGTTCGCAATTCCCGATTGTCACTTTCTCAGCCATCATCGCCCTTCCCGTTTGCCTGCTAACTCGTCGCCCTCGCACTGGTTGCGAATCGCCGTGCGCCTTGCTTGGAAAAACAATTCCGCATCTGGTACGCCGTAGAACTTCCGCACCTTGTTGCACACAACCGGGGTGTTTCATGGCGACACTTGCTTAAACGTCAGGCACCAGACGTATGGGTTCGCCTCCCATGATCCTGGGCCGTTTATCGAATCCCACAATCGCGCGTAGCATTCCCTGGCCGTTGTTCCGCTCATGACCTCGCCGCACCAGTAGCACCCGGAAAACTCTCCGATTCCGGCATGTATCCCTTCTGCCAGTGCATCGGCTTCGCTGATGTCGTTCAGCCGTTCAACGCGGATGTCGGCAATCTCCAGCGTGATGCGGCTGGCCCAGCGCGGCATGTGGATAGACGGAACGGTGCGGCATTCAGGGGTTCCGCTTTTCTTCATCCCGTAGCACGCAAGCACGCCCCACCTTTCCGACGCTTCCTCGGAGTTCTCGATTCCAACGAATCCGCCGTCGGCTGGATACCGTACACCACCAAGGCCCGACGGGAGTTCTTCGGCGCGGCAAGTCTCACGCACCCACAAAGTATCCCCGGCGTCCCGCCTCGGATAGACACGGTGGAACGATTCGTCATCACCGGGAATCATCAGCTTCGATCCGTCGGTCTGCGGGAATGCGCGCGCCAAGCCATCGGCGGGCCACGCGCCAGATCCAAGAACCGAGTTGGCGCACGTGACTACCCTCCTGGTTTGGGTCTTCGCTCCAGCGAGCAAGGCCAGGATCATCGGCGCGCTGAATAAAATCGGCAGGAACTCGAACCGGGTCCAACTGTCGAGATCGCTACCGACGCACTCGTCGAGAATCTTCCGCACACGCGCGCGCGGCGCCGTGTCGGTGGCCGGGTCGTGGCCGATCTCGGAAACCTGCGACGACTTGCAGGCGCACATGGCGATGGCCGGGGGCTTGGGTTTGGTGGTCATGCTCTGCCTTTCATGTGAGCGCGATGCTTCGCGCGGTTCTTGGCTTTGATGGCGGCGCGGCGGGCCTGCGCGTTCGTGCCCGGTGGGTGCTTGGGAAAGCGCGCGTCGCTGAATTGCGCTGTCGATAGTTTTGTCGGAGTGGTATAGCGGTAAAGTAGGTTTCCGAAGTTGAACAGCGCACCACGGAACCCAGCCGCAGCCGCTGCGGCCAGACCAAGAACTGCAAGGCGGCGGCTCATCATGCTGCCCTCCGAACGTCAGAGTTGGCAACCGCCTGAACATGCCGCACGATGGCCGCGCAGATCGCCGGGAAGTCGCAGGCGCGGTACAGCTTGGCGTTCTTGTCGGTGCGGTGAATCGGGAATCCGAGTCGCTCCAGAAAGTCGGCGGTTACGTTGAATTCGAGCCTGTCGCCGATCTCGCCGAGCTTCATCGTGGCGCCGGTGTCGATGGGCGCGAGGGTGTTGGCGATCTGCGGCGGCGCGACGGCGTGCAGAACTTGGCCAAGCGAGGGGGCCGCACCACCAGCCGTTTCTTCGAGCCGGCCACTGGATGAGGTCGGTGCCGGCTGGGGTGCGGGTTCTTGCCTAGTTTGCACGGCAACGGTTGCCGGCTGTGTGCTGGCCTTGCGCTGTCGCTCGGCTTCTTCCTGCTCGGCCTTGGCTTTGGCGGTCGCCCTCGCTTCTTCCTCGGCGCGAATTTTCACTCGCTCGGCTTCGAGGATTCGTTCGTTCTCTTCATTGATGCGCTTCTTGTCGGCGTCGATGCGGGTGGAGATCACCAACGCCATGTCGTCGGGAGCCTTCATTACCAGCGCGGCGTAATCCCTAAACAGATGCTCATTCCCGGCTGCGTTCAGCACCTTGAGGTTCGCGTCGATCTTGTCGGCGATCTCGTTGCTCTCGATCTTCTTGGCTGCGACCAGATCAGCCACGGCGCCGCGCATGTTGTCATAGAGTTTCTTGCCCTTGATCGCCGCGGCGAAGTCTGCGGCAATCGGCGGCATCTGGACCGTGGCGAGGCGCTTGTTCAGGCCGGCAATGTGTTCGGCGAGCGCGTCCTTGCCGGCCTGCATGATCTCGATCTTCACTTCCCGGTCGCGGCTTACCGCGCGCTTTTCGAGGATGAGGCGGGTCGTGCTGGACAGGTCGCGCATCAGCTTCTTCGTGCGCTGCATTTCGTCGATGTCTGCCACCATCGACAGCACGCGCCCTTCCTCGGCGTCCAGCATGGCCTCGGCTTTTTTGAACGCAGCAATGGCGGCCTTGCAATCCTCGAATTCTTGGTCAGTGGAGAGCTTCTCGGGTACACGCTCAGGCAGGCGATCAATGAATGCTTGTAGTTTCCTGCCCCATATCTCGAAGTTGGTTTCGATGGAGAGGGCACCGGATACCGTCAGCACTACCGCCGGCAGATCCTTGATCGGCTCGGCGACGGCGACGGGCGCGGCTTCTACATGATGGTAGTTGTCGGCATCGGCCTCGGCCTGCTTCCAGATCGGGATGATCCGGTCGCGCAGCACTGGATTCGATTCGTACCAGACGTGCGTTTCTTCGATCAGCACATACCACGTAAGGATTCCGTTTTCATCCTCGGCTCGTCCGTAGACCTTTCCGTTCTCGCCGTTGAGTTCCGCTTCCACAACATCGGCGCCAGCCTTCTCCCACTTCGACGCCATGAACAAACAGCGCGAGGCGCCGACAACTGTCATGCCTTGTTCCATCTGCGGCTCGTATTGCTCTGGAATTTCTCCGCGAGCAAGCGCCGCAGCCAGCGATTTGGACAGGGTTTTGTGCTCCCATGTTTCGGAGTCATCCGCCTTGTTGCCGTCGAGCGATGCCGATAGCCTGCGCTTCAGCCCAGGAACGGCGATAGACGCGACGATGGGGAACAGGTCTTCACCGACGATCTTCTCGGCCAGCGGTCTGGCAAGTTTCTCGAAGCGGTGCCCGTCATCGAAACGGCGCTGCGTGT